CCTGTCTGATAACGATCCAGTAATCGTTACCACGGAAAAGAATATTTCGGCGTTGGATGCCGAGACGCTGGACCTAACGGACTTCGATCCTCAGGTTGTTACTACTGAAAACAACTTTAGTCAACTTGACGCTGAAACCCTGGCACTAACAGACTTTGATCCCACGGTTGTATCCACAGAGAACCGGGTATCGTTGTTGGATGCCGAGACATTGGATCTCGTCGGGTTTGACCCACAGACCGTTACTACCGAAAACAACACCAGCCAGCTTGACGCTGAAACGTTGGATCTGGTGGACTATGATCCAACCATTGTCACGACTGAAAACAACTTCAGCCAGCTTGACGCTGAGACACTTGACCTGGTAGGTTACGATCCGACCGTTGTTGCTACTGAGAATCACTTCAGCCAGTTAGACGCTGAGACGCTAACCATACTTGACTATGATCCTACGATCATAACCACGGAAGCCGGGGCCGGTGATATTTCGTTACTACCGCGTCCGGTTCTCACGATTGGCGACAACAATCCGCAGATCGTCACAACAGAAAATACTAACCCTAATACCAGCCAACTTGACGCTGAAACGTTGGATCTGGTTGGGTACGATCCCCAGGCTGTTACGACCGAGAATAACGTTGCCGACCTCGATGCTGAAACGCTCGATTTGGTGGGTTATGCGCCAACGGCTGTTACAACCGAGAATCATTTCAGTCAACTGGACGCTGAGACACTTGATCTCACGGCGTACGCTCCAGAAGCGGTCACGTCTGAGGGCGAAGTTAGTTTACTCCCCGCAGAAAGCCTCTCTGTTGCTGATTTCGACCCTCAGACGGTTACTACTGAAAACAACTTTAGCCAGCTTGATGCCGAAACGCTCAGTCTGGTGGGTTACGCACCAGACGCAGTAACAACTGAAAGTGGGGCCAACGACAGTAACCTACCATCGCAGTCTCTGTCGTTAACCGATAATGACCCAACGGTAGTAACCACAGAGAATCGTGTATCCTTACTGGATGCCGAGACATTGGGCCTGGCCACTAATGGCCCCCAGATTGTAACTACCGAGGGTGTTAATCCTAATCAGTCTAATCTGGACGCTGAGACGCTTGACCTGGTTGGTTATGACCCACAGGTGGTCGCGACCGATAACAACACGTCCACGTTGGCCAGCCAAGCGATCACGGTCACAGGGTATGCCCCAACGGTAGTGGCCACTGAAAATGTGATCAGCCAGTTGGACGCTGAGACTATAACCTTAACAGCATACGCACCAACAGTCGAATTTACTGAACCATCGCAGCGGTTATTCGTCATCACTTAAGGAGCGATAATGACAATTCAAGACGTAACCAATAATGTTGAATATACAGGTGATGGTGTAACTGTTGACTTCGCGTTTAACTTCCGGGTTGATGGAATATCGTGGGTCGTGGTTAGTTTTACCGATCAGCTGAATTCGATATCACTTAACATCGATCAAGACACCAATCCTGGCGGTTCGGTCAACTACGCTGTGGCTCCACCTAGTGGGCAGGTAATCACTATCCAGCGTAATACTCCATTGACGCAGGAAAAAGATTACACTAGATATGGACCTTTCGACGCGGAAGCACACGAAACGGCGCTGGACAAACTTACTGCTATCATTCAAGACTTGAAGGAAGAGTTGTCAGGCCAGATCCTGGATATTAGGACCTCTGAATTCGCTTGGAACTTCGTCAATTTTCAGGGTGATCGGACCCTGGAATTCACGGACGCGTACAAGATGCTGCGCTCGATAGATGATGGCGGAACACAAACGGTAACCATACCCCCAAATGCAGATGTCCCGTTTGAATTAGGGACTCAGATTTCGTTCAAGCAGCATGGGACATCAGTACTGCAGTTTACGCCAGGGATCGGTGTCGTATTGGACAACCCATTCACGAATGCTGCAGTCGCCCTGCAAAAAGGAACAGTAACCATTATCCAAGATGAACCCAACAAGTGGTTCATTGCGGGTAACATTGACCCGAGTGTATAGAATGTCACCTCCAATGCCATCAGGATACATTGCCCCAGCTTTGTTGGAGCCTAAAACCCCTGACCGAAGTATATCCCAGATCGTCGGGCCTAATGGCTTACCGATAACTACGCATGATCCAACGGTTGAATATGACGTACCGGCTGGGTATCCCGGTTTTTATGCCGGGTATTTTCAAGGTCCTGGTACATTTGGAACTAATAGTACTGGCGATGCAACTGCCCCCTCCGGCACTTTAGCCGGTGATTTATTAATAGCCGGAAAGACCACTTCTGGTGCAACTGGGTATACCGAATTTGACTATGATCCTTTTTTGATGCATTGGCATTGGCGAACCGCAACAGGCGATGCAAATGACAATATCCCCCAATCACAGTGTGGTGCTGGTTGTCTAATTTACGGCTGGAGGGATGGCCCATTGTATTCTAGCGGCCTTTTCTACTGCAATGAGATAGGCGGCACAATTAATCAATCCCAATTAGACATGGAATGGGGGCCTCATAACTCGCTATACGGGTCTTCAAAAGGGTTGATCATGTTGTATGGCGGTTCTAAGAGTGTCTCCCCTCAACAAATGATAGAATTAAATTCAGCTGGCAATTTCAATGAGGATGTAATTGCGGGTTCAATCACCGGAACCACAGCCTTTATTTGGGGAAATAATCAATACCCAAGTGACCAGAACCTGGCAGGGTTTACCGGTTTCGTTAATCCACAGGTGGTCGCTACTTGTAAGTCAAATTATTGCGCTCTGTTCATAAACAAACTGTAGGATATACCGATGAGAATTATAATTGCATTGTTTTTTCTGTTACCATTGGCGGCATTCGCTGATGATTGCAGGGGAAACCAGCCGTGTGGAACGTCAAATACTGACGTTACCACGAATGTCGGCATTGAAACTGGTCCCACCACAGTGAATGCCGGAGACGTTGCCGTAAATTCAGACTCTAAGAGTTTCGCTTTCGCCCATGGGTTAGGTGATGTTGACATCAACCAATGCCTAGCGTCGACCCAATGGGGCACGATCCTAGTGTCTAAACAAAAGATCGTGTTAAACAAGTGGTGCGCTGCTGAATCATACGATGCCAGGGGGTTGCATACCATGGCGGCGTTGATTCGTTGCGACATAAAGGAAATCGGTAAGCATTTTAACAATGAAGAAGAATGTGTACAGGCTAATACTTATAGCCCACCGCCAGAACCGGTAACAATTATAGTACCTGCGGCTACACCCAACGTGGAGCAATTAGCTGAGGTAGAACAGAAACACGAAAGTTTGGAGCAAAGGCTGGAAAGAATTGAACGTGGCCAAAGAGCCGCAGCAGCCAAAGCGCAACAGCGTCGTGAAATAGCCCAGGAAACCTATCAAAAGATCAAGGAATTAAGGACTGATGAAAGAGACCATTAAAAAGATAGCCGTATGGGGCGGCGCTATTGGCATTAGCGGTGGTGTAGTTGTCACCATTTTGGCGTTCGCCCTGGACGCTTATATCGGCAAAGTAGTCGACGAGAAAATTGCCGCTCACACAGTGGATCATCCGCTTACTACCAGTATTAACGGAGAACTGACCATCATCAAAGATGGGATTGATGATAACACAACCAGGCTAATCGAACTGCAAACATCCCAGAAGCAGTTTGAACTCCTGTTTATGGAATACCTACAAAATGAAGCTAACAGATAATTTTAGTCTACATGAGTTCTTACGCTCACAGACCGCCACAAGACACGGAATATCAATGGACCCGCCGATCGAAGTAGTCGATAACCTCCGGAGGTTGTGTGTTGATATCCTTCAACCTTATCGTGATGTTATTGGTGTCCCCATCACCATTACATCGGGGTATAGACCACCGAAGTTAAACGAAATGATCGGTGGGTCCACCACTTCTGCTCATATGGACGGAAGGGCTGCTGACTTTTACGTAGCGGGTAAGTCCCCGTTTGAAGTAGCAGAGGCCATAAGGGATATGGACTTGCCCTATGACCAGTTAATCCACGAATTTGGTAGGTGGGTGCATGTCGGAATTTCTAGGGAAGAGGACGACATCAGGCAACAGGACTTAACCGCCATGTTGGGTGATAAGGGTACTATGTACGTTAGCGGAATAAGGAGTGTATGATGGCAAAGATGAAACCACCCGAGAAGGGTAAGAAGCCAAAACGCATCACAACCAAGAACCCACCCGGTGGGTCACAAACTCCAGGCGCTAAGAAAAAGCGCAAGAAAAAGAGGAAGAAGTAATGGCTAAGAGAAAAGGCAAAGGTAAGAAGAAATGTTAGGCGATCTCATCAAGTCGATGATTGGCCCGATAATTGGGCCGCTGATCGATAGGATACCAGACCCTAACGAACGTGCCCGGGCCAAGGAGCAGATCGAGGCCCAAATGCTTGCCGCCATGACCTCATTGGTCCAGGGTCAACTTGAGATCAATAAGAAGGAAGCTGAGCATGCAAGTATCTTTGTGGCTGGGTGGCGACCCGGGATCGGATGGATTTGTGGTGCTGCCCTCGGCTGGAATTTTATTATACAGCCAATTGCATCTTGGGCAGCCTTCGTCAGTGGAATCGATCTGGCGGGAATGCCTACGCTTGACACAGGAGAACTCACCACTATTCTCCTCGGCATGCTTGGCCTGGGTGGACTTCGGACCTATGAAAAACGATTAGGAGTCGAGAGAAATGCCCTTCAAAAGCGCAAAGCAACGTAGGGCAATGTACGCCGCCGCCAAGGGTAAATCCACCATAGGAATACCTAAGAAGGCGGCTAAAAAGTTCATTGCTCACAGCAAGAAGTCATCAGGTCGAAAACGTAAGAAGAAACGCCGCTAACACAGTACTTGCCATCAGTGCAAGCGCCAGCGAAGTGGGTTTTGATCTTAACGTCCATGCGCATTAGAACTATACACGGATCGTATAGTTCTATTGCGTCATGAATTAGACTGATGTTATCAAGTCCTTCCCAGGTAAAATCAATCCAGAAGACTCTTTTGGTTTCGTACCATCTACAATCAAGTACGTTTTCAGGAAGTCCACTAACTGTTCTATATCGATCTTGTCTTCCCATACCATTACCGCCGCTGTGAGCCAATCTTGAACGTCCTTGGTATATACCAATGGTGGCACATCCGCTCCAGCAATCAGGGCATATGACCTCTTGCCCCGAATTTTGGCGTGGAGTAATAACCACGGTTGGCCTTTGGCCTTAACCCTCTTCTTGAACCACCCACACTGGGCGGCTCGTAAGTGACACCCCATTTCCCTCTCAGTATATTTGAGTTCCAGGCGGTTGGTATAACCCTCGATGCAGTACTCCACGTCAGGAGTACCAATAGCTGTCTCGTGGGACTCGACTCTCTCAAAATGCCCGTATTTCTTTAGCTTGGGGCTTAAATACTTCCACATTCGGCGTTCGCCACTCATATCACAAACTCCTCAGATAACATCTGCATTTGAACGTCGAGTGTCGCTTCCCGAATGTTATCTGGTATCGCATCGGAGCGCACGTAGTTATTGAATTCGTCGGCCATAATCTCATACACCCGGTTAGAATGGGGTCCAAGCGCATGCAGCCACAACCAGTGGAGGTCGGCCATTTTATCGGCCAATTTGACAATGAGCGATTCGTCTGGACTAAGTTCGCGTCCCGTAATTCCTTTATAAAGCTCATTAAGATTCCAACCGTTATCACGCGCTCTACCCTTAGTCGGAGTTGGGATATCGCCTGTGACAATTTCATCGAGGTCGTGGAGTAAAGCTGCCTTTGTAATTTCATAGTCGTTGTGCCCCGCGATTTTGGCAATGGCTCTAGCGATCATAACCACGTCAAACGTGTGTTCTGCCAGGGATTGTGGTCTTACGGTTCTGACGATGTGCCACCGGGTTACACCGGATGCGCGGAGAATGTCATTAATCTTCATGTTGTAGTACCCCGTATTCGAATTTCCATTTGCGTCTTATGTTTTCTTGCATTTTTATGTGGATCGCGTCAAGTGCATCGATATTGCACATTTCACAGATATCGAGCGTAAGGATTAGGATATCGGCAATTTCGTCCTCGTCAACCGTACCATTCTCCTTGAGGGAGCGCCACAACTCTGGTACTTCCTCCATTGACAGCTTCTTGATAGCATCAGCCGGAGTCCTTTCCGGCATAATACCATTAGCCCACTCCCAGATTGCTCTTTGGACAGCGGCTAATTCATCCATGCAACACCCCCACATCATTGAACGTGGGACCAAACCCGACCCACTTGACGTTGCTGTACTGGTCAATATGGGCCACCATCTGTTGCACCTCTGCCTCGGTCACGTAGTTACAGAAATTGAGAAAGACATGATCCGGGTTGCAGTTGAATATGGCATCTTCCATCTGCTTCTGCGAGTAGGTAAAGATCCGCCTGATCTTGTTAGTCACTGTGGTTCTTTCAAGCGGTTGACCCACCTGCTCCCAGGTCAATTCAGTCTGGTCCGGATAGCAATCGCCACTCGGCCCCCCGACGCGGATAGGCAATGTCCTCGCCACGCCGTATACCTCATTTAACATCGCCAGAGGTATAGACATTGCAGAAAGGAAGGACGCAGGGGTACAATCCCGGCTGGTGGTATAGGGATAGAATTGGGTATTGATACCCAGACTATACCCCTGCGAACCTTCGGCAAGTATAGCATCTGCCATTGACAGGCGAATTTGCCATTCATCATGGGATGCCACGAGGTTATCGAATTTTGTGCCCTTGAGAATCTTTCCGGCTGTTGGAGCATTACCCGATCGCCAGATCTTCTCAATCATTGCAGCAGCGCTGCCCTGTGTTGTACTGCTAATATGTTGCAGCTTCTTGCGCTCTTTCTTGGCGTGATCCTCGGACAACAGCACAGCGTTGGGGTGGATCACCAGCCTCTGGTCAGACCTTAAGTGCGCCATTTCCTCGACTAACCTCGTAAGGCTAAAGATCGCGCCCGGGCCTAACATTACTGTTTTGACGCTCTTGCCTACAGCACTTGATGGTAGTACCTTAAACATCCACTTCTGGCCGTTAGCATTGATGTAGGTATGACCGGCATTCGGCATGTTGGCCGATACAACCGTGTCATACTCCCGGGTATCGGCAAGATACCCACAGATTAGACCTTTACCCGTACTACCAAATTGCAGGTCAACGACGATATCAACCTTGGGGGTCAAACCGCTCATGAGGCGGGACCTTGTATCTCCACTTCCTGATGCCGTTTGCGACCCTTGGCCTGTGTTTGATGAAGCCATAACTTTCTACCTTTTTATAAAAATGGGCTGCGCCCTTAGTTCTTGCTTTCTTATCATTGGCCCAATTGGTGTAGACATTGAATAATTCGATCCTATCCACGTCTTCTGGCCAAGTCCCAACTCGATCGCCCATGTCATTAGCATCGGCTACACCGAGACTTCCCTTTGCAATACACTCGTCAAGCCACCGATCAACTGAATCGCCTGTGGCTCGGTATATTGCCCGTTGTTGCTCGAGGCCTTTAGTCTCAATCGCCCTGCTAAGGTTCGATGTGATCTTACGCTCGAGCAAGTCATACATCATTGCTTCTAAGCCGCCTTCTTCCTCCATCTTGCGGTATAGGTTATCGAAATATTGCCGGTCACTTGAATGGGTATCTCTAACCTCAAGTACGAGCCATCGCCTTGATTCGGGACCAGCCGGTATAAACCAGTCCTCATTTGAGGCCACCGCGAGTCTAACTCGGTTGTCATACATAAAAGAGTCCAGGCCCTTTCTCTCGCAAACAAGCATTTTCTCAGTGACCATGGACTTGAGGATTCCTGCCGTTGATCTACTACCTCCATAAACCACCTCGTCTGCAAATACCAATAGACCATCCATTAAGTGGTAGTTAAAATTGCCGGTCAAATGACGCTCATTGGTCACATGCTTATAGTGCTTCGGACCTACCACCTTACCTAACATTTCGCAGAAAGTACCCTTACCAGTACCCTCCTTACCATGCATCACTATTGCCGTACCTTTAGGGTACATTGGGTCCTGCAGCATATCAGCCGCCCAATCCAGCACAAAGGTGTGCAGTTCTTCATTACCATCACACAGCACATTTAGTATGTGATTATTGAATATGGACCAATCACCCTTAACCGGCTCCACCCCCCAACCTTGCCACAGGTTAACGTACCCATCGTGCCACAGGTCCTTGCCCGGGAAGAAGCCCATGCCCCTTAGACATTCGCGCCTTTCCTCAGCACCCATCCAGACTTCGGCTTCTGTGAAGGTTTTCATTACCGGTTTGCCCGATGCCGTTACCCCAGGTATTGTTATCTTCTTATTGTACATCAGAGTGTTGAAGTCTTGACTACCCATCACGTGGATTCCACCCAGCTTGTCGCGGTGAACGATACGGACCTTGCCGCCTGTCAGTAGTACGGCATTATCCTCATTCATCCGCTCTACTAACTCGTCAAAATCCCCGGCTCTTGCCGGGTCAGCTGCTGCATTATAGCCTCCCTGCTTAGCGAAGTATATAAGCGAGCCAATTCGAATACTACCGCCGGGGTTAAAGCCGGTCCATCGCTTGTGACACTCACCGGATACGTAACGTTCCCCATTCGCACTCCAACTGTCCCATACAGCAAGGCCGTCTTCATTAGGGTGCTGTGAATTGATAGCTTGCCCAACAAACAGCCATTCCTCGTACGACAATACATTGGGATCAATGTGGTCCAACATGGCCTGGATTTGGGTAATGGTGTACTGGTACTCTTCGTCATCTTGCCCCACCTCCTCGTTTCCGCGTCCTGCCCGTTGTCGCCACGGTACACCCATGACATCGCTGATCCACTCCGGGGTAGCGGGTACGTCCCCGCCGCACTCCCACTCATACTGACCATCTGAGGTCCGGGATGGCCACGCCACGACGTGTGAGCGGGGGCTACCGTCGCCGCCCCGGGTATCTACGCCGGGGGCCAGCTTGCCCGAACTGGATGTCAGGTTATCGCGCCATTGGAGGATCAGATGCTTCCCGCCTGTTGGGGTCTTTTGCACTGGGCAATTAAGTTCACGGTCACCCCTAAACTTATCCCAGTTCTCGATCCCGTTCTCTCGGCCATGTAAGTCTAAGTCAACGACAAAGACATCCTGGCCACAAACTATACCGATGTTCCAGCCACGATACTTGCCACCTTCCCCGAACCACTTGTCCATCGTCTTTTCCTTGGTTGACGACGAATAGTAGTTAATCCCAGTGGATTTTTCAGGCAGTATCTTGCTGTTAGGTCGTAGGGGAACTACCGGTATTCCCTGCCTTGCATACAGCCTAGCGGCCATGTGCATTTTGACTTTAAAATCATCTATCCGGTCTATGTCCCGGATTTCATTTAACGGTAATAACATTATCTATCCCTTCATCCTGTAAGGCTGACCACCAATTCAGCCCGACACCATTGCGGTCCAACAGCAACGGTATACCCAAAAATTCTCTATTAATCGCCCCCGGGATGTCCTTCTCAACACCGGCTAAATGGGCAGGATCGACACTTAAGCTATAACTGTCGTGTGTGTTCAGGACCATTCGGCCCCGGCCATCCATTGCCTCATCTATCAGACACCAATTCTCCTTATTGATGTCAGCTGACGTTGCCTGGATCAGGATTCCAGACGCCTTATAAGATTTGTACTTCTTAGGGAAACGGAGGTGTCTTCCATACTTAGTACGGACATAACCGCGATCTTCGGAGACTTGCTTAGCTGCTCGTGCAAGTTCTCGTACTCCTCTAACTCTATCGTGATATCTATTGATAATGATATCCGCATCCGCACCGGCTCTTTGGAACTTGATCTTTTCGCCCCACTCGTCTTCAAATTCATCGTCTGTTGTCTCCATTCCCATCTTGGCTGCTGTTGCGCCCTTACCCTGGCTAAAGATCATGCTAAGGTTTAGCTGCTTAGCGTTGGGTTGGCCCCCATACTCTGCATTACGTACCAGCCCAGTTAGGTCAGCAACCCACTGATGGAAGTCGAGGTATGGGTCTAGTGAATACGCTTTGAGTAGGGCTTGTGTCCTATCGTATAGTGAGGCAAGTGCAGCGAATACCCGGACCTCAAAGCTGTTAAGATCGTAATCGAGCCACACTTGGCCATCATCTGGTAAGAAACATGGTTTGACAATTGCGGCCACGACTTTATTTCGGCTAGGTATTTGTTGCATAGCCGGATCAACGTACGATAATCGTCCCCACTTTGTACCACCTGTCTCACGAACTGTTTGATTGATTGTTGGGTACACCCTATCCCCAACTGCGTGTTCAAGGATATGTTTGGCCAGGAAGGTATCTCGTGTCTTGAGGGCGGAACGTATATCAATAATCTGTCTAGCACGTGGGTCTACCTCCGCAAGTGATTCCAGGTACTCCTTTCCGAACGAGGGCGCACCCTTATCAGTGGTCCCAATCCGTATGTCGCCAACGTACCACGCCTTGTTCCTCTCTTTCGGCTCAAAGAGCTTCTTGACCTGTGGGCTGGAATTAACATTAAAGCCCCACCCGGCCATTTGATCCATTTTGGCCTGGAGTTCCTTGATGTGCGGGGTCATTTCGGCCATTGCCCGTTCAGTACGGCGTAAGTCTACCCGGATCCCCGTCATCTGGGATCTAATGATACGTGGCATGGTCCTACGTTCTAGGGACTCAACCGCCTCGAGGGTTCTGCCCCAAGCGTCGGGAGTCATTATCTTTTCCTGCTGCCACTCCCACAGCAGGAGGGTCAATATCGCATCCTCAGCGGCGTACGCTTTGGCTTCCTCGTACGGGAGGTCTGCGATATTCTCGATATCAATCTTTAGCTTGCCCCGCTTCAAGTATTTGCGGCACAGATAATCCAGGCTATAGTTGCCCGGTTGCTTATACTTATTCCAGGGAAACTTGGTCGCCTCATGTTCGTTAATGAGGGTGGCTCTGGTTACGGTGTCATCCAGCAATTCAAGCGGGATAAAAACTCCGGCGACAGCCGACATGCAAGCATCGAACGGTGCGTTGTGGCAAATGACCCTTGAGTCAGGGGGTATAGCTTGAAAAGAGTCATTGAGCCATTCGATAGCTTTCGGCTGTCGCCGGAAATCGAAGTACCAGGATTCCCCACCCGGTACGGCAATAGAGCAGGCAAATGCCTTATCAACAGGGTAATGTAGTCCAGTTGTCTCCGTGTCGTACGCAAAGTATGGGTATTGACGGAGGTCTGGGTACATTAGAATGGGATATCGTCGTCGAACTCTGGAGCCACAGCTGGCTTGTCTTCTTTCACCTCAAACGCGATGGACAGCCACTTACCCGGCTTATTCTTGAGGTCCTTAATCCACCCGGAGAGCCAAAACTCAGAGGCTTTGTTGCACTCGGGGCACACTACCTTAGCCGAACCCTGACGATCTGGTTGTGATTCTTTCTCCTTGCGATCATTTACAAAGAGGCTACCGCTATTTTCTTTTTGTTCAAACGCCATTACAGTCTCCTGTGAAAAGAGGGGTCCCGTCGCCGGGACCCCAAATCAACTACATGTTGTCGTCGTCTACTTCAGTCGTCGATTCCGTGTTATCGCGCTCTACGTCGCGTTGACCGGACTTTACGGCCTCGTAAAGGGACTCAGCTTGCTTGTACACGTTTTCCGACACAAATCCAAGCTGCTCTACCTTCCAGTTCCAGTAGTCACCGCGAGGACCGTCAACCTGCACAGCAGACAGACGGTAATAACGCTCCCAGCGATCGCCACCCGCAATGCGGACCTGGCTATTCAGCTGGCGGCTCGGTTTCAACTGGCTCCGAGACATTGACACCACGATTTCAGTAGCGTGGGGGTGTTCGGCGGGTGAGTTGGGGTCCAACAACAGCCCAAAATGCTGAGCTGTGTCTTGAACTTCGAGTACCGGTTCACCCTTCTCTGTGGTTTGACCAGCTAACTGGTGTTGTGACACAAAGGATACTGCTTCATCCTGCGTCGCAAAGACACCCTGCAAGCCACCACCGGCATCCCGATGCTTCCACACCAACCACTCCAGGCGGAAGTAGACCGGTACGAACAACACTGGATCAGTGTACAGTTCGTTGGTCACCGTATTGAAGAGCATGCCTTCCTCGGCACCCTCAATATACTCAGCGTTGTTCTTCTTACGCTGAGGACTGAGGTCCTGGATTATCGACAGTCGCGGGATGGTGACATCTTGAATCGTCACTTCTTCTGAGCCACGTGAACTATCACCCATCCAAGTAGGGCGCTCTGCAAGACCCGTCTGGGCTGCTACTGCTACATCTTTCTTAGCCATCTTCCATCTTCCTCTGTTAATTTACCTTAGGTTCTGGGGGCATCCCACCCACCCGGACGTTCTATATTTAGTTCGCAGGTGCTAAACGTCTAAGGCGCACTCAGTTTGAATTTAGTGCCCAATTGTTCCGCATCGGGAGGGCAAGGACCGATACACAGGAGCCGTTAGGCCTTGCGGAGAGAGGCGGTTGTATAGGTCGATACCTCACAAATGTCGGCTGGCCATGGTTCTCCTTGCCGCATCTGCTCTCTAACGAATCCAGCCAAGCTGGACGAGTTAACCGTCTCGGTAATAAGCTCCTCGGCACCATGAGCGGTCAACCACGCGTAAAGGTTGGCCTTTTGGTCAGGCGGCGTTTTCACGGATACCTGATCAATGCAAAGGAGCTGCTTCTTGCTGCCATCGGGCAGAATTACTGTGATATTCTGGATCTGGTCAGCATCCATTCGCTCTGGGATTATGTGTCGAGTGATCAACACCACCTCTTCCCAGGCTTCGGCTGCAGCCGCTTTCAGGTTGGCGTGGTGCTCTTGTGCTGCCAACATCGCGGCCACTAGGTGGTTATAAGACGCGCCCTCAAGCGCATCAATGACTTGTTGCCGTCTGTCTTCGTCCATTTTTCTCTCCTGTGATTTGGGTGGGTGGCCCCACCCCACCGACTAGTATACCACACCCGGGGGTCGGTGTCCATCCCCTGTTTACTCTGCGGGTTGTGTTAGCTCTTCCTCCACAATTTTAGCGAGGTCCTTCTTCTTGCGTATCGCTTTCAGGATCATTTGGTCCTGCTGTACTCCCATTTCGATATCCTGGTACGTTACGTGATTGGTCTGCCCCTTACGGTGCGCCCGGTCTTCTGATTGGTAACGATCCTCGTAGCTAAAGGTATTACTGTAGTATATTACATAAGTGGCCGCTGTCCACGTTTGACCATAGCCGCCCACGGTTTGATTAGACACCATGAATCGGCATGATGGGTCATCCTGGAATCGGATGGTGTTGTCCCGCCTCTCGTCTTGGGTCGTTTTGCCATAAAATGTGACAAAACTATCTTCCCCGTATTCCTCATCGAGAGCCTTAGAAATATACTGTATTTCAGGGACAAATCGTGCCCATATAATAACCTTGGCATTTTCTGGTATGTCACTGATGTACTCCATCATTGCATCGATCTTGGGATTCTTGCCACTGATCGGTTTGGTGTGGTATTCACCGTCTTCCTCAAACGGGAAAGTACCACCTATCACCTGTTGATAGCGCAGCATGCGTTCCAGGACCGTTGACACTTCGATTTCCTTGTCTTGATCCTGCATTGCGTATTCGCGTGTCAGTTGCGACATCACCCGGGCTTGCTCTGGCGTGGGTTTGACCAGCAATGGGTCAGCATACACCTTGGGAGGCAGGTCCAGGCACTCTTCCTTGGTGACATAATCCACAAATGGCCGAATCCGCTCCAGTAAGTCATCAGTGAATTGATAACCAAGGATCTGCTTACCCTGGAAGCCACCCATCACGCAGTATTTATTGCGAAAGACGAAGAAATTCTTACAATCGATGATCTTGGAGTTCAGGAAAAGGAACTGACCAAAGAGGTCTTCCATACCTTGGGTGATAGGTGTTCCTGTGAGTATGAGTCGATAATCAGCCCATCCGCCAACCTTAACGACGTTCTTCGTTCTTTTAGCTTTCCAGTTCTTGATCCGACTGGATTCGTCCACAACGGCCATGAACTTATGGTGTCGTCTAAAGAATTCAATGGTCTGCATCGACCGTCCATTATCGATAGATAAGGACTCAACTCCCACGACGAGAACCTTGAGTTCATCCCGTTTTGATGTGATCCAATTAAAAGGCTGATCACCTGATTCATAGACCCAAACGCTGTAGTTGGTAGGGCAGAACTTGGATAGCTCTATTTCCCATACGTTTTTGATTGGCGTTGGACATATGACCACTAACCCGTCGATTTGGTCCCGTTCAAAGCGCGCAGCGGCAAGATTTATTGTTGTGTAGGTCTTGCCTGTTCCCATTTCATGGAAAAGGGCGAACTCCTGGCGATTCCAAGCCCTCCGCAAGGCCACCGTTTGGTGGCCCATTGGAGGGACCTTGAAAGTAAAGCCCATTTAGGCAGCTTTGGACTTGCCCTTAGCCTTCTTAGCCGGAGCCTTTGCCTTGGCTTCTGCCTTAGCCTCGGCTGCTGCGGCCTTTGCAGCGGCTTCCTTCTCGGCTGCTGCAATGCGCTTGGCACGTGCTTCGGCAGGCTTGCGGCACTCCAGTTCCAGGGTGGTCAGGCCAGTTGCGACGCTCTTATCCTGCTCGTGAGCCGCGTCCAACTTAGCAACTGCACCGCGAATCCGATTGCCCAGATTCATACGCTGCATGCCAACGTTGAGGTGACCGTATTTGGCCTGGAGGTCCTTGATGGTAACGTCCGTCATCCGGCTTGCAACGCCGTACGTCTCGTCAAGGGTAAAGCCATCAAGGGCTGCAGCGATTGGGTCATCTGCGCGTTTGGTGCGCTTACCGCTGCCGCTGATGCCGTTTACGTACTTTTCCAGGTTAGGCTTGATTTCTACTGCTTTTACTTCGTTGTTGTCTGCCATTGTAATTCTCCTTACTTCTGGCTGTGGGTGGATCTAAAAAAAGTATAGCACAGCTGTGGATCGCTGTCAAGTATCTGTTTACTCCCACGCTTTGAAGTCAAGCTTCACGCGGTTATAGCTATCCTTAACTGCTCGTTTCTCGTCGTCATTTTCGCACCGCTCAAGCCAGCAATCATAGATCGCTTCCAGGCAAAGCGGGTGCATCGGTGTTTGTGGGTCCGGGTCCATTCCCAATATCAAATAATCGCCAGTGATATCTTTGATCTTGCGTTCAACGACACGCTGGATTCGCTGGGTTAGCGTCATTTGCACGATGTCGTTCAATGGCTGATTCGGGTTGGCGGGTCCCGATGTCGGGACTATCGATTGACCCTTCTTACTGGTCCCTTTGGTTTCTTTGACCTTCTCCCGGACCTCGGCAACAGTGGGCAGTTCCTCACCCTTGTCGATCTTTTCCTCAATCCACTGGATGTCTTTATCCTCGGCTGTTACCAACTCTTGCAGGATCGAGTAGTTCGCTCCATCAATCAATTTTGGGGCGCTACCGAACCGTTTGGCAATTTGCATCAGGTAATGAGCGTGTTGCTTGGATTTGACCGGGGTGGCCGTTTTGCGCCACATGCCGAATTGCTGATCTTGGCTGAACTTCTCCCGGGCTTCCAGGAGCAGCTTACCTACCTTAATTTTAGCTCTGGCGACTTGCTTTACTGTTGTATCCACGGTTTGATCGATTTCTCGAGCAATCCTGGACAGTTCTCCTAGGTCCGCTGCATCAAGCCCATCGTGCCATTTATGCTTGATAACGGATTTCGGATCATTTACGGCGAGTGCGTTTGTCACATTTCTTCTCCAGATAAATAGCTGCCCAAATTGGCCCAAAGAAGACCAATAAGGGCAGCACCTCGTTTACCAAGAAGTCACGCAAGGGTGCTTCTTTCGGTGGTTTGGGCAATGCGCGCCATGTAACGGACACTGGCCCATGCTTTGGACAACGTACCGGCGTACGATTTATCGTCAGCGGCGTTGTCGTTATGGCGGGTGATCTTGAACCCGCCTGATTTGAGTCCTTTTCCAGGCTCACGTGTTATCGTGAACCGCATGCCATTGGCAAAACTCGCTTGACCAACCACGTACGGCTGGTTTACAACCGGGTCGACCAGCAAATCCTCGATGATTTCGCTTCCGTCCTTCTGGACGTGGTATTGCCGGATAAATTTGCCACGCTGTGTGTTAGGCATCCTTTTGCTCCTGTTTAAGAATTGCGTCCTCGATTTTCCTGATTAAATCTTCAGGTTCGACAACATGTGCGCCTCCAACCTTAGAAAGCTGGAGTGGGAAAACGGGAGCCTGAGTAAATAACCCAGGCTCCGTGTTTTTCATGAGGACTATTACATAGCCTTCAATCGGGTCGATGAGATTACTCACAACGGACTTCGTAGACGGGCTGTTCAACCATCTTCGTGCCGACCTGAACTCGGTGGCAAACGGTGCTGGTGAAGTTGAGCCAAAAACGGCACTCAAAGTCCGGGTGATTGAAGAAGCAGCTGAAGCCGGTCTTATCGTCTTCATCCGGCCTGTTGCTGGGTGCGTACCCACGGTTGCGGAAGATCGTGAAGACCCTCTTGAGGACTTCCGAGTCACCGGCAATTGCCAGATCGACGCACTTACCGCCGAGATTCGCCCGGGCCACCGTAATGTTGGCCCCAGCGAAGATTTCGGCCACCGCCTGGATTTCCTCCTTGTTGCGGTGATACCATGCTGCTTCACTCGTCAAACGCTCCTGCTGTTCAACGAGCTTTTCTGCTACGTTTTGATCAAACATTTCAAGCTCCTGTGTTTGTACGGCCCCATGCCGTACCTCTATTAAAGCACACTCGGGTGGTCCTGTCAAGTATCTGTTTACTCGAGAAATTAGCACCCGTCTTTGATTCTGAGCCACAGCTCTTTATCGCATTTTGGAATCGGTCGTCCGCTCCAGGGTTTTGGCTCTTCCCGGGGTGGCTGGTTCCCATGCGCGTAAGCAGCGGCAAAGATTACCCAACTGACGCAGAATAGCACGATGGCTATTGCGCCTGCTATTACTTTTGTTCTCATGGTTTGTCCAGTAAGGGTTCTGGCCCTCGTCCGTTTGCGTCCCAACCATCGTCGCTTCCATCCCCAATTTCCCGCTCAAGCACGACCCGCCATTGTAAATAGTCGTCCTCTTCCAGGCATTCTTCTATCTCGGGGTGTTGCTCCAACACGTAGCCGATAACCCGCTCCACGCATTCAAAGATTCCGTCGCTGTTGTCGATGGCTTCCTGCAGCAGGTTGTGGTCATGTTTTGTCAGCTTTCTCATCCGATTTCCACCTCTTTTGGCTCAAAATAGTCTGTGTGTTTACGCAGCATTCCATCGTAGCCTTTGGCCATTTTCATGATTTCGGCCTTGGCTTCCGCTTTGGCATCGGTTGTGCCGTGTTCGACAACTTCTAGCAACACGCTAGCTGCCCATTCCCAGGACGGGTTCAGTCGGATTGTCTTCGGCATCAGAACGCCCCCCTTTCCTCAAAAATGAGCCAGTGATCTAACGCGCCCATTCTGCCATTCTTGTCCTCAAAATGACCGTAAGGCATGGTGTAAATCAGGTGGGTCGTTCCACCGGGGTTGATTTCATAGACTTGGAAATAGAAGTCACCGCTTACGTCGGTGACGATTCCAATTCGATTGCCTCGCTTACAAAAGCGAACTACTGTTGGTGTTGGTGTCATGAGGTTTCTCCTGTGTTGGCCTCCAGTTGCCCCCTCTTTCGAAGGGGCAACCAGTCGACAACTCAGGCCCTTCTGTAGACGTTCAGGCCGATTGTTGCGTCCGTCCCCGGGATTTTGTAGTTGCCCCGGCTCGTTGCGATAATTCGCGTCTTACCCGATTTGCTGAGTCCCAAATCCTGGGTCAGGTCGATTTTGATGGTAAGTTCATTGCCGTTTACTTCGATTTTTGCATTTTCCATTAGTTCTCTCCAAACAGCCACCGATTAAATTCCTCAAATCCTGGGTGTGGCTCAAAATCCCGGGCTGAGGTTGAATGCGGTTTATCCGCTGGCACGAGGATTACGACGGTTTCGCCGGTTCTCATGTCCGTTTCAACTGTGAAATTGATCACTTCGTGAACGTCGTGATCGTGGGCTACGAACAGCCTCATGCCTTCCAGCACCCGGATTGTCAAATCCTCGGCTTTCATGCCCATTACTTCTGGTTTGTGGCTCATTATTGCCTCCTGTGTGTTGCCCGGTCCTTCTCCGCGTGTTGTGCGCGTGGCCCCGGGCAGGACCCCCATTGTAGCACAGCCGGGGCTGTCTGTCAAGTATCTGTTGCCTCTGGGAGCGTGTTGAGAGCGAGACCTGGAAGACCGTGGTCTTTTGTGGAACGCGCTCGAGGCCGCGTGGGTCTTCATGGTCTTTCTGGTCCTTCTCTGAGAAAATCGAGTAAGAAAGAGGAAGGGGGAGGGGGTGTTCAAAAATACACTCCTCCCCCTCGCCGTGGTTCGGACCGAATCGGCGGTCCTGGAAGGACCGGGACCGGCGACCCGTTCCACGCACACGGTTGGGTCGGCTCGGCGCTTCCCTAGTGAAAAACCGTTCCAGGTCCGCTTTGCAATGCGTTGGATACCACGGAAGGCGTTCTAAGTCCGCTTTATAATGCGTTCCATGCCCGGGCACGAAGGCAACGCGTTCACACAACAACAACGTGTTCCCAGAATCCGGGTACAAAGAAGCCCGGGCAGATTCCTCCGCCCGGGCCGGGTGACGTGTTCCTACACGAAGGGGTGGAATTCGGGGCCGCGTTCCTTGGTCCAGTTCCAGGCGTAGTGGCGGTGGTATTCCACGTGTTCCACTGGCTCCTGGGCGAAGGCTGCTTCCCTGATCAACGGGTTCCGGGCCAGTTCCCGGGCTGTGTAGTTCATGTGCGGTTTGGTTTGCATAACGTGTTCCTCGTGTTGGGGGGGTGGCCCCGGGTTGCCCCGGGGCCGTTCTCCTTACTTGCTGACCGTGTTGAGTTCCTTGCTCGCGGCCTTGATTGCGGCGGTGACTTCCTTGGTCGTCTTGTCGCCCTTCCTGACCAGCGCCCGGATGATGTTGCCGGAGTTCATGCGCTTGGCCCCGTTGTTGCGGTCGGCGTAGCGCGTTGCCAGCGTCCCGGGGGCCAGGCCTTTCAGCTTCTCAGCCGCCGCCATGACCGCTTCCGGGCTTGCCCCGCGCAGGGCCTGTGCAACGTCGTCGCCGTTGTCCATGCTCAGGTTCCCGTTCGGGCCTTGGTACGTTTCGTACCCGGCTTTGTACAGCTTCAGCTGTTCGGACTTCGACCGCTTCGGCGTTCCCTCAACCTCGGTGGCCAGCTTCTCTTCACGTACGCGTTCTTGTTTCTTGCTCATGGTGTTTCTCCTGTGTCGCGGCGGGTTGGTTGTTCTGCCGGGTCGCCGCCCCCGACAGACCACCATTAAAGCACACCCCGGGGGGTCGTGTCAATACCCTTGTGGCCAACGCGTTCCAACCCCGTCCGACGCGGGGCCTGTGGCCGTGGCCGCGACGCGTTGCCCCGCCGCCCGCCCCGCCCGCCGCGCACCCCGGGAGCCGGGGGGCCTTTTGCGCGCAAAAACGAACCGGGCGTATGCGCGGCGTTTTGGAATGGGGGTACACCCCGGCTCGCGAGGACCCGCTGTTCCACGCAATTGGGGTTGCACACGCGCTCCGATATCTCTCGCTCCGCGCCCTTGTGACTCGAGCGATTCTTCTTTTTTCGCGTACGCGCGCGAGGAACCAGGGCTTGACAGAGATACCCGGTTCGTGGTATACTCCCAGAATGAGGAAATCGCTTTTCAAGGACTTTGGTCCCATCACAATTGAAGGCCTGGGCCATCCGATGGCCTTGGAAGAGCGTATCCGTATCTTGAATGAGCGCATGAAGAGCCAGGATGTCGCAAGAAAACGAATCGACCAGCCTATCGTTGCCGCAACAAAACGAACCGTCAGACGAATTAGCCAAGCTAAATGATCTTCTGACACCGCAAGAACGGTTATTCTGCCATGAATACCTGGTAGAATTCAATCATCGTGCTGCTGCTACAAAAGTTGGGCTATCTCCAAATTCCGGGATACGTTTTCTCCGTAAGCCTTTAATTACCCAGTATATCAAGCTTCTCACAGAAGAGTTAGCCCATGAGTCCATTATTACCCGGGATATGGTTCAGTATGAGTTGATACATGAGTATTTGCCCAGGGCTAAGGGTGAAATACCCGTCCACGGTGTTGACAGGGACGGTATACAGTTCGAAGCGAAAATCACAAATATGGCAGCATATGGTAAAGCTATTGACATGATGGCTAAACATAGTGGGTTTACCGTTCCAGAAGTTGTTAGAGGGGGTTTAACAATTAACATAAACCATGAGGCCCTTGGTATAACTATCGAGGGGGAATGCGAAGATGGCTCTGAACCTTCCTCATGATTGGTCGGCACGTGATTACCAGCGGCCCCTATTTAAGTTCATGTTCGAAGGGGGGCTGGAGCGTAAACGTGCAGCTGTCGTATGGCACAGACGTTGCGGCAAAGACTCGTGTTGTCTACAATTGTCCGCAGTCGCGTCTCAAATGCGCGTTGGGACGATATGGCATATGTTGCCAACTCTTAAACAGGGAAGGCGAGTAATATGGGACGGTATCGATCGAGAAGGTCGAAGGATGATCGACCAGGCATTTCCCAAAGAAATGCGACAAGCGCAAAATCCGATAAACAATTCGGATATGCAGATCAGGTTTGCCAATGGGTCTATATACCAGGTTGTAGGGTCAGACAATTATGACTCACTCGTCGGAACAAATCCCGTTGGGGTTATTTTCTCGGAGTTCTCAGTCGCGGACCCTAAGGCGTGGGACTATATTCGTCCAATCCTGGCGGAAAACGGCGGATGGGCATTGTTTATATACACCCCTCGTGGAAAGAACCACGGTAAGAAGCTTTTCGACATGGCTCAAGGAAATCCTAAATGGTACTCCTCTTTGCTTACTGTCGACGATACCTTCCGAGAAGACGGGTCCCCGGTCATTGGCCCTGACGTTATTGCCGATGAACGCGCCGAGGGGATGTCCGAGGAGAAAATTCTTCAAGAGTATTACTGCTCGTTTGAAGCCGGTATGGAAGGAGCATTCTATACCTCTGAACTCAACCTTGCAGAAAAGGAAGGCAGGATCGGGGATTTCCCACACGACCCGTCCAAGCAATGTCAAACATGGTGGGATATAGGATTTCGTGATGCCACAGCTATTATTGTTACGCAGCGGGGGGACGATGGCAAACCGATCCTCATCGACTACCTTGAGGCTCGGAACAAAGCTCTCGACGAATGGATTAGGGATGTCCGTTCCCTCCCTTATGACTACGAAGAACACTACGGACCCCACGATCTTGAAAACACCGATTGGACGACCGGAAAGACAAGAAGGGAGTTCGCCCTTGGCCTTAATTTTGCGTTCGACATTGTTCCGAAAATCCCGGTTCAGGACGGGATTGACGCGACGAGAGCGCTTATAAGGACTGCCAGATTCAATGAAAAGAAAGTCGGAAGATTACTTGACGGTCTTTACTCCTATCGACGCGAGTTTGATGACCGTACACAACTCTTTAGGGATAAACCACTCCATGATTGGGCCAGTCACCCCGCAGATGCTATGCGCTATCTCTCTGTTGGGTGGCGCGATTACGGAGTCGGAAACAAAATCCTCACGTCCGAAAGATTCTCAGTCAAACCTGCTGTCGCTGGTAGGTCGAAACGTCGCCAGAAGCAATCGGTAGAAGACCTTTACCCATGGTTAATTGAAGGGACTATTAAATAATGGACAGCTTAGAAATCGTAAAACGGTTTGACGCGCTAGTATCCCAGCGTAAGTCTGTAGAAGACATATGGGAAGTAATCAACCAACTGGTAGTTCCTTTCCGGGGTGACTTCTTCCGGGACATTTCATCGGAACATTCGGTGTCGTGGCGGGACAATCGTAACGTTTTTGACTCCACGGCGATTGATGCCGCGCACATCCTGGCATCAAGTATCCACGGTTCCCTGACTAGCCCAGCCATTCGTTGGTTTGAACTAGCGTTCAGGAGCAACCGGTTAAACGAAGTAAAAGAAGCCCGACAGTGGCTTGAGGAATCAGCTGCACTTTGCTTTACCGCCCTCCAAGATTCGAACTTCAACCTGGAAGCTAACGAGACGTACCTTGATCTGGTGTCGTATGGTACGTCAATGATCATCGAGGAAGTCGAGGAAAAGAATGGCAAATTCCAGCGGCTTAACTTCCAGAGCGTTCCGGTTGAGGAGATGTGGTTTGAGCAGGACCACGCTGGACAAGTTCACCGGGCATATCGTCGCCACAAATGGACACCCGTCCAGATTATGACCAAATTCGGGGACAATGTTCCCCAGTCCATCAAGGATAAGGCAGCAACCCCCCAGGGCATGGACGTAAAAGAAGATGTCGTCATGTGCATCTTCCCGCGTGAAGATAAAATAGACGCGGATACCTCTAAGACTCTGGCCCCCACCGAACGTCCTTACGGCATGAAGTATGTACTTCACAGGGATGCGTCGGAACTTGGGGAAGAGGGCGGATACTACGAAATGCCTGCCTTTGTACCTCGATGGAGAAAGACTTCCAAGTCCATGTGGGGTCACGGACCCGCCATGATTGCCCTGCCGGATATACTGACTATCAACAGTCTCGTGGAGCTTATACTTAAAGCAACAGAGAAGGTAGTCGACCCTCCGACCAAAGTGACCGAACGAGGTCTGCTGTCCGACTTGGACTTGGAACCTGCTGGTATGACCGTTGTGCGGACGATGGACTCAATGGAACCCTATGAGTCCGGGGCCAGGTTTGACGTGTCTCAGTTGCAAAGGGAGCAATTGAAACAGGCAATTCGATCAATATTCTTCGTTGATCAGCTGGAACTCAAAGAATCCCCCGCAATGACCGCAACAGAGGTCCAGACTCGATATGAACTCATGCAAAGGCTCCTTGGCCCAACTCTCGGAAGACTCCAATCTGACTATCTGGACCCTCTTGTACAACGTACGTTCAACATCCTTTATCGCGCAGGGGTCTTGGGCGAACCGCCCGAAATCGTATTCGAAGATTCCGGTCAGCTTGACATTATCTACACCGGACCGCTTGTACGAGCACAACGGGCTGATATTGCTCAAGGTGTCATGCGATGGGCGGCTACATTGGTCGAGTTGGCTGAAGTTACGCCTGACGTGTTGGATATCCCCGATTGGGATGAGATTGCCAGGGAACTTGGCTCGTTGGAGGGAGTCCCAGCTAAGTTGATGCGTGGTGATCAAGACATCAAGAAGGCTCGTAAGGACCGTCAGGCTAAGATGGCCCGAGCCGAACAAGCGGCCCAAGCACAAGAAGAAGGCGCGGGTATGGAAGCCATTGGTAAGGGTAGGCAAGCCCTAAGAGAGGTAAGTAGTGGAGAAGAGGGAGCAGCTGGAGAAGCAGCTTAGTCAGAAGGCCCGACACTTTCTTATTACGTTCACTTCGCCAAGTGGGAAGAAAGTGTTGGAAGACCTTGAAAAGGAACTGAATCCCGACGTACTCAAGGGAAAAACGTCGGATGATACGGCGTATAACGTTGGTCGTCGGGATGCGTTCATATATATAAAACAACTAATGAGGTACGCGGAAGATGGAAGAGAATAGTAATTGGAGGGACAGTCTCCCAGAAGATTTGCGGGGAAATAAGACTCTGGCCGATGTTAAGGACGTAGGTAGTCTTGCCCAGCAGTTTATCGATAGCCAGCAGATGATTGGCCAATCGATCAGAATTCCTGGCCCTGATGCCGGGGAAGAAGCTTGGAAGAATTTCCACGCCAAGCTTACGGATAAGGTTCCCACTCTTATCCCAACTCCTGACCCTGATAATGAGGAGGTAATGTCGGTACTGTATAACCGGATGGGGCGTCCGGAAGCCCCAGAAGGCTATAAGCACCCGGAGGGTGTTGATCCGACTACACTTGGTGATTTTGCCAAGACCGCTCACCAGTTGGGTCTTACAAAGAAGCAGTATGAAACCATTGTAGGTACTTTACACCAGTCCCTTACCAACAAGCAAGACGCTGATAAAGCGGAAATTGCCGAAGGGAAACGTGCCCTCAAGCAGGAATGGGGCATAGTTTATGAGGACAATTTGGAGCTGGTGGATTCAGTAATGAAGGGCACTGGAGCGCCAAAAGAAATGCTCGAGCTTGCCGCATCCGGTGTCCTTCCCGCTGATACCATCAAATGGTTGTATAACATCGGCAAACAGTTGGGCAGCGAAGGAATCAACTTCAATAAGGACGAGTCGACTACCAGGCTTGCTCCAGCAGAGGCACGTGCAAGGGCGCAGGAAATCCTTGATGATACTACTGGACCTTACTGGGATGCTTCTCATCCACAACACAAAGAGTATGTCCAGAAGGTCGTGGACCTGAATAAGGCTGCTCTGGCCGGTGGCCTTTAAGTGTTGGAAGTGCGGGGCCTGTTGCCGCTTTGTAGGTCTTATCGCTCGAGACTTAGATCGCGGTGACAGGGCCTGCATTCATTTGCAGGAGGATATGTCCTGTGCCATATATGAAGATAGGCCCGATTTCTGTCGTCTTGACCCGAAGAGGCCCGAATCAGAGCAGGAAAAATGGTGCAAGCTTCAGGAGGCGAATTGGCCTAAGTACCTCGAAGCATTAGAAAGGGTTGACAGAAACCCCGAGGTGTGATATACTTCTCAAAATGGGACGTGCATAGGGTAGCCGTAAGGTCCTGTGCAGCCCCCGGTGGACACCACGCAAGGTGTAAGCTGAGGGTCCGGTTTACCGGGTAGCTCCAAGCGCAAAAGCTTTCGTTTAACTTTGTGTAGGAGCCGATAATGGTAAACACAGTAGATCAAGCATTTGTCAGTACATATGAGAACATTGTACGACATCTTGCTCAGCAGAAACCTTCTCGTCTTCGGGGTTGGGTCATGGAACGTGGCACCAATTCGGAAGAGCATAACTGGGAACGCCTCGGTACGGCAGAAGCCCAGGTCAAGTCAACCCGCCTCCAAGCTACGCCGGTCCAGGATTGGCCGTGGTCAAGGCGAGTCTCGGTGCCGACGACTTATGACGTTGGTGATTCGACCGAGCAGGAAGACGTAGTACAGATGATCGTCGACCCGAATTCGAACATCGCACAGTCCCAGGGCAACGCGATGCGTCGAGCTTATGACGACGAAATCATCGCAGCTGCAACCGGTACTGCACTCGATGGCAACGGCGCGGCCCAGGCATTCCCCGCCGCTCAGAAGGTATTCGGTGTCACGGTTGACGTGTACAATACCGCTCTGAACTTCGACCTCATTACCCAGGTAATTGAGAAATTCTTCGATAACGATATCGATCCCGATGAGCCGAAGTGCTTCGTTATTGGCCCGGTACAGGCCCGTAAGCTCCTGCAGCTGACGGAAGCCACCAGTGCCGATTATAACGCGCTTCGTCCGTTGCAGTCTCGCGGTTATGTACAGGGCTGGATGGGCTTCGATTGGATCGTCTCTACGCGACTCAATCACCCGACCGCTCCGGGTACGGATATCGACTGCTTCGCAATGACCAAGAAGGCCCTGGGCCTCATGGTTGACCGCGATATCACGTCGCGCATTGCCGAGGACCCGTCGATCAGTTTCGCATGGCGGATTTACTCGTTCATGACGATCGGTGCAGTTCGTGTTGAGGATGAGCACATCGTCCAGGTTCAGCTTGCCGATACGCTTTAACCCGTACTTCTGGCGAAGTGTGAGTTGGGGTCCCGGTATCGGGACCCCTTTTTTACAGGAGAAAATACGTGGGACAGCAATTCACAGCAAGTAACAATGACGCTAATGGGCATCCCAATATTACCCAGGCTGCTAAAGCCCTTACGGGTATTGGTTCAGGATTTGCGGCAGCTGCCGGTGAGTTAATTGTCACAGTCGGTGACAACCTCTTCACCGATATCAAGCGTAAAGAACTGGACATCGCTATTCAGCAAATTTCCGACGTACTTCGTGAAGCCCAATGGCCGGATGGCGCATTGGCTACTGATTACGGGTATTTGCTGGCCACTCCCGATGTTAAGGGATCAGTGGTCGTAGGTAGTATTGCTGCGATTGCTGATGACACTTTTACCGAGGATTCTGTAGCCATTACGTATAACGGTTTCGCAGATGCCGGATCATCCCTGAATTATGGTAACGCTGTCGATTCGATTAGAGACTTCATCAGGGAAGCTCTGTCAGACGGCTAAAATAAGGAGAACTCCATGAGAGTCGGAGCAAACGCAAGACAGCATAGCCAGATTAAGCGGTGGCTAAAAGAAGGAGTGCCCCAGCACGTAATTGCTAGGCAGCTGCGAATGGAACCCCAATCCCTTGAAAGGATTGTCGCACATCTTGAGGGACGTGAGGAAAGAAACTTGGCGATGGAAGACAATCCTGCAGTTGCTAGGATCGCGGAAGAAAATGCCAGGTTGAAAGCCAAACTTGAAGAAGTCGAGGAAGACGACGACGAGGATTAGCAATGCCCCGTTTATCTCCTATCCAGGAATCCTTTAACGCCGGATACTTAGGCAAGAGGGTTAGGGGTAGAGTTTCAAGCGATGTATACAAGCAGGGCCTCTCCGAATGCACGAATTGGCATCCCCTTGTTCAAGGGCCAATTCGTCTTCGGCCAGGTTCTGAATTCATTAGCAATGTGGACGCAGCTAATTGGGTGGCCGGGGAAGCTGGAGCCGCTGGCGTTCGTGTATTTACATTCCAACGTGGTGTAGACGCGGATAACGTCATTGAGGTGGGCGCTGATACCATTAAGGTTCTCGGCGCGGAAGGCGAAACCGTAATTGGTGGTGTCACTGATAACTTGCTAAATTTGGTATGGCTCCTGTACTTGGGTATGACTGAGTATTGGGATCCGGATTTAGACAAGTACATCTACGGTACTGACCCGGGCCGGTTTAAGAGATACGGGTTCGATTATGGTGTTGGCTCGAGCCTTGGCATTCACCTTGGTTTCAGCCGGGGTGCAATCTTATCGGCTGAGATTAATGGTGTCAGTCAAGGATTCCATGGCGCTGCCCTTGAGACAGCCGCATCACACCCAATTATTCTGCCAGCGGGTTCTGAATTAGAACTCAATGAAATCGGGATGACAGTAACACCCCTGTTTGTCCCGTTCCAGATCGGTGGCAGTCAACCAGATCCGTTTATCCGTGTGTCTGTTGGCACTACCAAGGGTGGAAATGATGTTTATACGACTGACATCACCCTGGGCAATGCATGGCAACCTCAAGACGTTGTACTGAATTTTACACCGGGTGTTGGCAATAATACCCTGTATTTTAGTGTGGGTATCGTTTGGACCGGCGCTGGTGATCCTATACCCCATTTTAATAGCGGCTGGGGCGATTCTGGTTACAGTATGGCCGCTTCTGTGGCCAAAATGTACTGGGTAGCGCCATTGTCCGGTGGTTCAGGTACGGGGGTTACTTTCACATCACCCTATACCGCTGCGCAAATGGAATGTCTCCAGTATTGTATGGACCCGGGCGAACAGGTAGCTTATTTCTTCCACCCTGAGGTAGAACCGCACAGGCTACGGTACAACAATGGCGAATGGACTTTTCAGGCGTTGTCAGCGATAACCGATCCCAACATCTTTGCCGGTCCCACTCCTAACAACTGGGGCGTTGGTAATTACCCGGCGTGTGGGTGTTTCCACGAGGGAAGGTTGGTAATGGGTGGCTCCCCAGTTGACCCTGGAACCATATGGGGTTCGGAGTCGGGGAACTATGAAAATTTCAACAATGTGAGTCCTACGGCCAAGGATGCTCCGTACTTATTCCCATTGTCTACGGCTGGTAGGATTAAAACCCTAACCAGTAGAAAGGCCTTGGTTATCAACACCGATATATCCGAGGTTATTGGTGAATCGTATACTGGCGTAATAGCCTATGATGATTTCACATTCCCCAAACAAACTGATTGGGGTTCAAACTGTGTCCAGCCTATGATTGTTGGTCGTGACATGATATTCACTTCCAACAGTAAACGAGTAGTGCGCACCTTCAAGGATAAGGGTGACGAAGTTAACGGGTGGGATGGCAATGAGATTTCGCTACTGGCGGAGGAATTGTTTGGTACGGCTGTTGCTAGAATGGTCTACCTGAATGAACCCGCTCGACAAGCATGTTTCCTCTTGGACGATGGTACGATGGCCATGGCCACTTACTTTTATGAGGAAGACGTGATCGGCTGGTGGAAGTATGAGACTGCGTACAATGATAGTCCAACCCAGGCATCGAACAGAATCATAGACATAACCAAGATTAACACATCCGAAGGCGATAAGCTGTGGATGGTGGTCAATCGAGTAGGGTTTGCCAATACCGATTACCCGCAGCATGAGCTGTTATCATTTGAGAATAGAAAGTATCAGTTCCATGCCTTGGATACCCATGTGGCCAGGGTAATCGATCCCTTAACCAATGTGATTTCCGATTTGGACATTTTTAATGACCAGACCGTAGATTGTATCATAATGAGGGATGACCCGGCCACAGCTGAACGTAGTTTTACGGTACACCCCCCATTGTCCGTTGTAGCGGGTGTATCCAGTCAATTACAGGAATGGGCTTTGCAGGAAGCTTGTGTAGCCTTTATTGGCCACTTTTACGAGAACCAGATCAAATTGCTGCCAAGAGAGGGTGTGTCCAATAGGGGCACGTCTCAGGTATCCAAGATTCGCTGGAATAAGGTTGTTTTGAGGCTAAGTGATTCTGCCGTACCTCTGGTCGAGGGTGAATATCCTAAGGATAGAACCCCATCTACTGTAATGGGTACTGGTGAGCCAATTGTTACCGGCGACGTAGAATACTCAGAACTAGGAACAGGTAAGGGTGATATAGAAGTTACCCAGGATAGACCTTTGATCACCGAAATCGATGCGATCTTCGGCAAGGTCACCAGTGGAGAAATTTGATGTCCGCTACACCGGTACAAATTTGTAATCTTGCCCTTTCTTGGATGGGGCAAAAGAGGATAAATTCCCTACAAGACAATCAAAACGAAGCGATTGTCATGAATGATAACTATGAGTTGTCTAGGGATAAAACCTTGGCGGATGCCGCCTGGACCTTTGCCACAGAAAGAAAGGTGTTAGCCCCAGTATCTACTGCCCCTGCTTTTGGGTCAGGCAACCAATTTCTGATACCTGGTAATGTACTACGGGTACACAGGGTATTTAAGGCTACCAATACTTCTCAGTCCAACAAGTTCAGCAACGCTGAGTGGGTTAGGGAAGGCAATTACATCATTAGCCCCGAAAGCACTTTGTGGGCTGTGTTCATAGTAAGGGTCACTGACCCCAATAGGTTCAGTCCCGGTTTTGTCCATGCACTAGCCGCAAGATTAGCTGCAGATACCGCAATTACCTTCACCGAGAGCATTCGGATGGAGGAAAAGATGGAAGAGAGATACGTTGCCAAGTTAGCGGATGCCGCCTACACCGATGGCAGTCAAGGCAGGACCGAGGTTCTGAGAAGTAGCAACCTAACCGGCGCTAGGAAGAGGTAGAATTATGTCAGCGGCTTTGGCTTTAGGCTTATTTACCACTGGTGTTAAACTGTTCGGCGTTGGTCAGCAATCTGCCCACGAAAAGGACATCGCAAATCTTGAGTATAAGAGCAATCTTGAGGATATTCGCCGTAGGCAGTTTGAGCAGCACCAGATTCGTGGTACGGCTAAGGCATACAGTGAAGCTTCCGGGGTCCTGCACTCGGGTGGGTCTTCGGCTCAAGGATACCTGGATACGATGGATTACCAATTTAAGAAAGAAATTGAATTCATGAAGGCATATGCCGAGGAAGCCAGGAGACTTGGGTACGAAGGAGCATCACTGAGGAAACAAGCTGGTATCATGGATGCATTGTCTAGTGGTATGAGCATAATGGGAATGGGTAAATGAAATTACCTGGACTAAATATACCCACAACTGGTAGATACCATGCCAGGAATTTGCCAAAATTGGACTACACTCAAGTTGGCGATGCCTTTGCGGGACTCGCTTCGTCTGTTGTAGGACTACTGGATGCCGACACCGATATTTCGACAGCTTCCGGTGAAGCTGCCAAGGAATTAGCTAGACTTCGGGCCAAGCTGGAAGACAACAATACCCTACCAGTTGAGGAGGTCCCTGAGGGAATTGAGTACAACAATATCAAGGTTGTACAGGATGAAGCTGGGGAAGAAATCGAGGTTGAACTGCCAACGGTATTTACCCATGACGTTGCTAACCAGATGTGGGAAATGCAAAGTCAGGCTATCATTGATCGGCATGCTGCTGGGATCAGAAGTAGAGAAGCCCGTAATAAATTCGTCAATGAAATGCAGGAGCGATACGTTGTTCCTGGAACTCTGGCTATTAGTGGTAAGGCGGCTGAACGCAAGAAAGCGCATAATTGGGCCGTTGCCCAGGTATCTATTGACGAAATTATATCCAGTGGCGGACCAAGTAGGCAAAGGGAAGAGCAAGCCTATGAAATCCTGGCCCGTCAATCGCTGTTGGGGGTTAATCCACAACTGATTGAGCAGAAGCGTCAGCAGATTGGGTCCAAGATTGACTACATCGATGCCACTAACAGACTTAAGGGCGCTGCTAGCGTCGATGAGATTGACCAGATTGAATCCGAGGTATGGGAAGGCCAGAATAGACTGTCAGCCGATGCCCGTAATTCCCTATCGGTAGAAGCTGATAAGAGAAGGATTGATTTCCAGAAGCAAGAAAACGAAGCCAAAGTACAGAATGAGGAGGACTTGACAGTCCTGATGATCAATGGTGATCTAACTAAGGGGATGGTATCTGATTACCTGTCTAAGGATAAGATCAGCCAGGAGGTTGCCCGAACTCTGTACAACGCGCTAGATGCCGGTAGTGGTACGGCCAAGGCCACTGACCCGTTTGTCCTCAGCCATTGGCGTAGGCAGATGTTAGGATTACCGTATGTTGCTGGAACTGGCCTGACGGTTAAGCAGAAAGCGGACCTGATGAAGCGGACAATTCGAATGAGCGCTATGGGTCTTGATGTTACAGGCGAACCTTTACCCTCTGGGCCTACCATATCCGGTGAGGATGCCTTCAAGTTGATGAAGGACATTGACGATACAGTCAAACGGTACACCGAGACTTCCGATTACAATGACGTTTGGGAGCAGATTCGGATTCATACCAAGGCTAATGACCCACTTACTGGCGGGTTGTCCGGGAATCAGGCCCAGATTGACTCTGCCATCGCCTTTAAACGGGCGCTTGACAATTACATGAATCAGTACGGTATTGACGCTGATCCTAACGAATTTTTCAGGAATAATAGGGACTTCTTTGATCCTGCTAAGATGGAAGATGGCATAAACCAGGCATTCTATCAGGAATTCCCACAAGTGCGCCAGTTCATGACCACTGAGGCTGGCGAGGTAACTAGCTTTAATCGCCAGCAGCAGGATCGATTTGTACAGTGGTTGCGTAAGGCGGTTACCAACGGCGATATTGACAAAGAAGCAGCCGAGACTATTGCCGGTTATTTTATGATGTACTATCGTGGCCAGGGTATAGCCCCAACAGAACAAACAGCCTACGATGGGCCACTTTACGAGGGTAGCTGATGGGCCAATTAGACGAACTCCTTGCGGAAGGCCAAAAGGAAGAGGAAAAGCAGCTACAAGCAGTAGGTGTTGATCGCCAATATAGCGAATGGCGGGAGTCAATGCCAAATGAGCGGATTCCCGATGAAGCTGCTCTCGATACCTTTATGCACCTCACGGACCTGGAATCTGCGGCCCAGCAAGGAAAACTTGATGTGCTGATCGGGGGAGTGCCGATAGGGGATATCGCTACTACCCCACCGGGTCGGGGTCCCGATGACGAGGAGACCCGTCCCGATGAGGCCGGGGATACCGCCGACGATGGGACCATGGCGGCTCCAGAGGGTATGTGGATGCCGCCCAAGGAGGCGGAAGCGGAGAATTACGAACCGCCTACCACGGACCAGATTGTCCGCGATCCAGAGTGGATCAAGAACGCCAAGATTTTCTATGAACTTACCGATCGCCCAGCCGGTACTATGGCATCGGACGAGGAGATTGCAGATTGGGCGGCTAACCAGATGAGCCTGTTCAACTGGAATCTGATAGCTACGATGGCTTATGCCAAGAAGGTCACTACGGCGGATGACCCTAAGCTGGCCCTAGCATTCCTGAACCTAATGAACATGTACGACCACTCGGACGGTGGCGCAAAGGAATTCGGCAAAGCTTTACTTAATATCGGCACTGATCCGACTACCTATTTTGGCGCGGGGGTTGGCTCCGTCGCCGCTAAGGGAGTAGCAAGGACTACCGCCAAAGCGGGCCTTAAGAAGGCGGTGCAGTTAGCCCTAATCGGCGGCGGTGCTGGCCTTACTGAGGGTTCGATGCTGGCAGGAGGGTTTGATCTTGCGAAACAAAACATCGAACAAGAAGCCGGTGCTAGAGAAGATCTTGACTATGGCCAGGCCGGGTTGTCAGCGGCGGCTGGTGGTGCGCTTGGCCTGTTGCTTGGCGGTGGGGGCGGTGCTATTGCCGGTAGGTATATTGATAAGCTACTGGCTGGTGCAGATAAAGAGCTAACCCGTCAGTTGGGCGGTCAAGCCCGTAGGGTATCTGATCTTACCGAGGAACAATTGCGTACATCCTTGGAAGCTTCTGCTAGGGCAAGCGCTGCCGAGGGTAAGCGTGATCCGATGACAGAAATGCTGCTCAAGGGCCTAGAGGGTCCGGACATACCTAGGGACCCTGAAACCGGCGATCTGGACGTTGATAAATTCATTGAGACTATGCTCAAGAATTACAAGCCGCCTAAGGATGAAGTTCCGGGTGCTGCTGCCAATGACCTAGAGGCCGTATACCACGAATCCGGTAAGCCTGGTCGTTATGAGATATACGATGGGGAAGGAAATCTGTGGAGTACTTGGGAAAGTAAAGCTGAGGCGGAAGGGGCATTTAACGCTTTAGAGAAGGCTGAAGGTACGGCCAAAATGGTCGATACCCAGCGGCAAGTCGGTGGTAAGCCGGTTGAGCCTGTGCCTATGTCCGAGTCCGAGAAGCTTAAGCAACGAGTCCTGGAAATGGATGAGTTGCAAAGAGGTGATGTAGTCCTTCGTACTCCAAATGCACGTGGGTCTACCGTACGAAATGTTAAGGATTCTGGCCTGTACGAACTTCATGCCCGTAACAACTACGGGTGGTACAAAGCTGTAAACCTTAAGACCGGTGAGGAAGTCAATCTTCGTCGCAACCAGTTCGACATAGTAGATAAGTCTCCTGCCCCTAATCAGGCCGGTCCGATGTCATTGGACCCGTTCGGTAAGGATGCGGCTCAGGTTATTAAGATGGCGGAGGATGTAACATCCCGTCGCCTCAAGGACCAGGTAATTCCGCATAAGGTCCACCAAGAATTGGTTAAGTCCATGAAGGATATGGGCATTGACATCCTAGAGAAGAGTGAAACCAGTTATTGGACCCCAGCGGAACTAATGTGGCTTCGGGATACATACAATGCCCAGGCTAACGGCATGGCTGCACTCGTGCGTAAGATGGAACAAAAGATGCGCGTTGAGGGCGGACTTAACGACGCTGATTTGGCCTTCTTTAATTCGGCCCATGCTACATTTATGGCCACTCGAGACTTGTTCTATGGGACCTCGGGCAATGCCGCACGACAGCTGAACATCCTAAAGACCAGACCAACCAAAGAAATTTACGACTTCTCCGATGCCATTCGATCTGACATTGGGGCCGGTGGTGGCCGGGTTAACACTGAACGCACGATAATGAATATGTTTGAAGCCATTCAGAGTGGCGATGCAAACTTAACGGCGGCTCAGAAGGTAGCTAAGGCAAACCAAACACTTTGGGATAACAGGGTGGCTTCGGCCATTCTGATTACCAGATACAACCTGATGCTGTCCAGTTGGAGGACGCACTTCTATAACTTCCTGGGCAACTCGGTATCTGGCCTTTACCATCACCTGTTGGTAAACCCACTAGGTGGCGCGATCAATAACGTGGCCTATGCATCCAAATATGCATACTCCAAGATCCCGGGAACGAAGGTAGATTTAGACCCTGCCAGCCGCTGGACGTTCAATGTGTACGCCAAGGAAATCCAGGCCCACTTTCAGAGTGCAATGGATAGTCTAAGACTCGCTAAGGAGATTGCCCTGGGCCGTGACATTGGTGAGGGTAAGGTCTGGAACGAACTTGGCCTTCGCTACGACGTGGTTAACGTACCACAGAGTTCATTTGGCAAATTGGGCACTACCCCGGTCCGTATGCTTGAGGCCGGGGATGCTTTCTTCAAGAATCAGTACTACAATTCCCATATGTACGGCATTGCCGCTAGGAAGGCTAGACGTATGGAACTTGAAGAGGGCAAGAATTTCGACCAAGCGTTCCAAGAGGCCCTGGAAAGTGCTACCCCTAGGGATATGCAGGATGCCAAGGACTTCGCGGCCAAAATGACGTATACCAATGACCCCAATGTATACCAAAATATCTTTGGGGTTTTGGCGGATGGCTTGAACCGCATCCAGCTTCGTGACAAGTCGCTCATGTCAAACATGCTGATGCCGTTCATTCGGACCCCGGCCAATCTAATTAGCTACTCAGTTGAAATGACCGGGTTGAATGCGGTAATCCCTGGATTCGGTATGCAGCGTACTTACAGGGACATCATCGGCAAAGACCCGGTGGCTCGTCAAGAAGCTTTAGCAAAATTGACAGCAGCCGTAGGCATATGGTATACTGTTTATCAGCTACATCAGGAAGGCCGAATCAGTGGTACTGGCCCGGTTAATTGGGAAGAGGTGGAAGCCTGGAAAGCTGCCGGGTGGCAACCGAATTCGATTAAGATTGGTGATACGTGGGTTGATACCGCAAGAGCCGCTCCGGGTGGCAGAGCGCTGAATATAATAGCCTCTATTCTAGACTACATGACTCTAAATCATGAAGCCAAAGAAGAGGATCAAATCGGTTGGGTGGGGGCAGGATTACTGTACCTAGCCGATAACATGATCGATGAGTCATTTATGTCTACTGTCGCAGACACAATTACGGCGATCCAGGCCAAGGAAACTGGACGAAGCCAATCGATCATGGCAAGTACGATTAATTCCATGGTCGTACCTAATCTGCTACGTGACATCCGTAGGGTAACGGATGAGTCAGTACGCAGTACCACTAGTCCCGACATCGGGACACAGATAGTGAACCAGATGAAGAACGCAACCCCCGGGTTGTCGGATGAAGTTCCGCCTAGAAGGGATTGGAAGGGCGAAATCGTCAATTATTATGGCAACGCCTATGTACGTGGGTTAGTGCCATTCAACATGAAAGACTCGAAGGATGTTGATGCGGCTAGTATGGCTATAGCCTATGCCAGGATTGCCCCCACCAAGCCGGACAAGAGAATCGCAATGCCGGGTGGTACTGGTAATTTCATAGACCTATTTGCTATGGACAATGGTAGGGGGTATGTTTACGATAAGTACGTAGAGTTAGTGGGTAAGGCCCGCCATAACGCCGTTCAGGAATTGATGAAGAAGGGAGCATGGAACAGGCTCGTTGCCAATAACAACATCGGACCCGGGTCCGAGGGTGATATGGCCCTTAGAAAGGCCCTATCTATCGGAAGCGCCCAGGGTCGACTGCAAATGTTGGATTGGCTCAGGAAGCACTCAGGCGAAAACAATACATTTAAGCTGCCGAATGGCGAAACTGTAATGATTCACCACGAATTCACCATTCCAGAGTACAAGAACATTGCCAGAGCGGTTCGTAGACAGAATATCCCAGTGCCGGATGACAAGCCGCAGTACGATATTCGCGAACGTGAGGAAGGACCGGAGTTCTTTAGACAATGACAGTTCAAGACATAGCATCTGAGGTAACATTCCTCGGCAACGGTGTAACCACCAGCTTCGCGTTTGGCTTTAGGGTCGACGACCTGAACTGGCTGAGTTTATCGTACAATACGAACCTGGACCAGATCTTGCTTAACGGCAATCAGGATATCGCCCCCGGTGGATCGGTTGACTACTTAGTAGCACCACCAAACGGCCAACAGATAGTGTTGGCGCGTAACGTGCCAATTACCCAGGAAAATGACTACACAAGGTATGGGCCATTTGATTCAGAAACCCACGAGTTTGCTCTAGACAAGCTGACCATGGCCCTGCAGGATTTGACAAAGGATACTGCTGCCAAATCAAAATCGGTAACGGTTGAGACACCAAGCGGCGCTGAAGATGTTACGATCTTCTACACCCCGGTGGCTCTTACCATTTACGAATTGGCAGCTGTATTGAACGGGGTATCCACCCCATCAGTAACCTGGACCTTTAGGTATGGCCCAGATAGAAGTGCCGTAGGATCAGAGATTGTGGTGGGAGGTACTACTACAACTGATGTAACTACGGGCGATAAAGTAACGGTGTTCGATAACGCCACGATCCCAGCCGGTTCCTGGGTATGGTTAGAGACTACGGCCCAAAGCGGTACAGTCCTTGACCTGCATATAACTATAAGATATAAAGAGGACCTGTAATGTTAGTCAAAATAAAACATAACGATATAACACTTGAGTTTGACTCAACCAAGCAAGCCATTGCTATTTTACTCACGCCAAAAGATCGGGAAGCTATTGACAAAATGCCGCCTGAGGAGCAATTGATCCTGTCCGCTCCTTTCGGGGTAATGAAAGACAAGGCTGCGGAAACGTGGGCTTGGGCGCACCAATGGGACGGGGCAACAATGATCGATTCTGATGTAACTAAACTGAGGAAATTTTAATGGCAACAACTACTGGCACTCTCATTGTCTATGATTCGTTCAAGCGCGATATCCAGAACGGAACCATGGACCTCGATAACGATACGTTTATCTGCGGTCTTTCGACCTCGACGTATGTTCCGGACCGTTCGGCCCACGAAGTTCTGGCCAACATCACAAACGAGGTAACTGGTAACGGTTACGCTCGTCAGACGCTGACCACGGTTGCGCTCACCGAGCCGGTTGCTGGTACGTGGCGTTTCGACTCCGATAACCCAGTATTCACCGCTTCAGGTGGTTCTATCGTAGCGCGTTACTGGTGGGTTTTCGACGACACGCCGACTTCACCGCTTGACCCGCTGTGCTTCTACGGCTTGCTGGACAATACCCCGGCAGACGTAACCACAACGGATACCAATACGCTGACGATCCAGGTCAACGCTAGCGGTTACTACGAACTGAGTGGTGGCGAGACGTAAGTTGAGTGGCCGGGTATACGAAAGCCGAATACGATCTGCTGTATCGGTTCCGCATTAGTCGGTACTTTGGTGGGGAAACTGAGGGCCAAGAGCCTGTATGGATTAACTACCATAAATACAGCATGGCCCCTATCCTTGCTGAAAGGTGGGCCAAGTGTGCGCCTGTCCTCAACATTGCCCCAACCGAGTCGGTACTCATTGTGGGTGCTGGCTTCGGTTGGGGTGTTGAGGCATTTATCGCTGAGACGGGCTGCACCACTGTGGGTATTGACATAAGTGATTATGTCCATGCTGAGAAAGACAATACCGAAGAAGCAGATATAAGAGCGGCTATTATAGCCGGTGGCCGAGATCCAGACTCTGGACAAGGAGCCGCCATATTAGCCGGGGTTTGCGATTTCCAGCCCCGGTCGAACGTCATTATCCTAAATGAGGATATGCAGACCAATCAGTCTCGCGGCAACATTCGTGCTGCGTTGGGTGGTTGGCCCACGGTATGTATTGTTGAAGACATGATCGACGAGAATACCACCGATCAGGAAATCATACAAATAAACAATGCTTTGAATCTATTCGCCGGGACTCAACGGGTAATTTACATGACCGATGGCCAACCCACCCGCACCATGCAAGAGCTGCAAACTCTGACCGGTGCCGAGGTTATCGGTACTAATGGTGCACCTTATCTCGGTGGTCCATAATGGCTGATACTGGTTGGTTAACAGCTGGAACCCTTAGCGCGACATACGACGCTGGTAACACCCCCACGATCGATGTCACAGATCCGGGTAACGCGGCCACTGATAACGGCTTAAATGCCAGTTGGCCGTTTACCGGTTCAGGGCAGGTTGGCTACGGATTACGTGCGTCAAACTTTGATTTTAGCGGCATCCCGACCAATGCCATTATTGATGGCTTCGAAGTTCGTATAGGCGATTATCGCAGTTCTAGCGCGTCGACCGGTTGCGCCTGGGACGTAGTTAGAATGGTTAATCGCTTTGGCATCATGACCGGCGACAACAAAGCCGCTGACTATCCATCGATTAACTTTATAGCCACTGAAATTGCCGGTGGGCCATGGGACTTATGGAACACAAACTTAGAACGCGATGACCTGACTGACGCGGACGTTGGTTTTGTAATTTCCCCTGTTTCCGGTACTGGAAATCCTGGTAATGTTCTGGTTGACTACGTTCAGATCAAAGTATATTACCACGTAGGCTTACCGGCACCGATTAGTTTTCCTAATGCACACTTCAAGGTATATGGCAATAATCCACCACACATTAGGTCGGATGGCAAATCCCTATTCCAAGTAACCGCCCAAAATAGTAGTGGCCAACTTCGGGTCTATGGCTCTACCAACAACGGCGTAACTTGGACCTTAAGGTCCATAGGTCAGCCGAGTCCTAACATTGCTTACGACACCTACGGCATGGTTTCATCTGTCAGCGATGGAACCCTTATCCACATAGCATTAACGTGGCGAAGTGGTGGAGGCGCATGGTATGTTGAGTATGGCCAATTCAACATGTCCACCAACCAGTGGGTCACCACCAGCCTTGAAGGTGTCTACATGGTTGGCTTCGCCCAGAACGGAGTTTCTTGGTGCGATGTCGCTGTTCGTAGTAATGGTGAAGTAATTGTAACATATAACGGTCCTGAGGATACCGTTAAGGGTGGCGATCGATGTCGAGTTGATTATGCCCGTCGCAGTACTGGGGGTAGTTGGACTAATAACATTGCTTTGGACGCTGGTGGTGGTTTCAGCTATGGCATCCCCCAATGCGTCATGGCCCCCAATGATGAATGCCACATTATGTGGGGCATTACGGATGTAAAAGAAGATCCGCAAACAAGCTTCGCTGCGATTGAAGGCAGGACCCTAGATTCAAGTAATAGCCTATCCACCACTGTCGGTGGATATGGGACCAATTGGGAAATTACCAATGGTCCCACTGGCCTTGCTTTTTCCAAGAGACCGATAACGTGGGTAGATGGTTCTACTCAACGAATTGCCTTACCAATTGTGTGGAATGTTGCGTCTATCAACAGAGCCACAATAATGCGGGGGACAGAGGATGGTAATGGTGATCTTGCAGTTGGTGATGAAAATTCCAATGTCATCGACCCTGATCCCGTTACACAGGACTTCTATCTAAATTACGATTCAGCAGATGGTAATATTTATTTTACCTATTCTGGCGGTGGTAGTGCCCCTACCACGGATCAAGACCTCTATTATGCCCTTTCGACTAATGAAGCTGTAAGTTTTGGAACGGGAACAGAACTTCAAGATGGCATAACAGCGACGCGAGTCGACGCTAACATCTATACCTGGGAAGGCCCGGACCTATTCAAGGGCCGTTATCTTGGTATTTCTTACGTCCGACCAGCTTATGGTGCTTTCAGTGCTTATTTTCATGCGGTATTGCTTAATGATCCGAATCAGGTTAACTTACCGTCTGATGATTTAACTGTAACTACCTATGCCCCGACTGTCGAGGTTTCGGAGGCAGGGGAGACTTCACAACTTCCGGCTGAGACTCTTAGCCTAACGGACTATAACCCCCAGGCTGTCACTACTGACAATAACATTAGCCAACTGGATGCTGAGACTCTTGATCTAACGGCTTATAGCCCACAGGCGGTAACTTCTGAAAATAACTATAGCCAGTTAGATGCCGAGACGCTGGACTTAACGGGTTTTGACCCACAGGCAGTCACGTCTAACAACAACCAGTCACAGCTTGATGCTGAGACATTGGACCTGGCTGATTTCGACCCACAAGCGGTCACAACAGAAAAGAATATTGCGGCCCTAGACGCAGAAACGTTGGGCCTAGCGGCCAATGACCCACAGGCGGTCACAACAGAAAAGAACATCGCGCTATTGGCAGCTGCGTCTGTGGCTCTTGCGGCGTTCGCTCCTCAGATTACGACGACTGAGAACAATATCAGTCAGATTGAGTCTGAAACCCTTACCATAACGAATTATGCTCCACAGGCGGTAACAGCGGCCAATAACTTTGCCCAGCTGCCGGGGGCTACTTTATCCCTGTCTGATAACGATCCAGTAATCGTTACCACGGAAAAGAATATTTCGGCGTTGGATGCCGAGACGCTGGACCTAACGGACTTCGATCCTCAGGTTGTTACTACTGAAAACAACTTTAGTCAACTTGACGCTGAAACCCTGGC